GGTATTACCACTCTCAAAAAATGGATGAAACTATATCCAGAGTTTGCGACCTCCATAAAAGAAGGGAAAGCCCCGGCAGACGCTAAAGTAGAAATGAGCCTGTATAAAAAGGCATTGGGATTTGAGGTAACTGAAAAGCGGGCACTCGTCGTCGGTACCGGGGAATATGCACATATCGAAATGGTTACAGAAACCCGGTATGTACCGCCTGATAACACATCCTGTATATTCTGGTTGAAGAACCGGAAACCAGACAAATGGCGGGATAAACACGACGTAGAACATTCCGGGGTTATATCATGGGCGGAGTTGGTTAAACGTGCAGGCGATAAGTCGGAATGATGCCACTCTCACTCTGAACCGGGCGATTGAAGATCCGGTATGGTGGGTCCGGGATGTACTAGGCCATACCCCCTGGTCCAAACAAACCGAGATCCTTGAATCGGTCCGGGATAATACAACCACGGCAGTGAAATCCTGCCATGGTGCCGGTAAATCGTTTTGTGCTGCCGATGTTGCCTTATGGTATTTGTATACGCATCGACCATCCATTGTCCTGACAACAGCACCGACCGACCGGCAGGTGAAAGGTATCTTATGGAAAGAGATCCGGAAATCATTCCAACGGGCAAAATATCCGCTCGGAGGGGATATTCTCACACAGGAACTAAAACTGGATGCCGATTGGTTCGCATGGGGGTTCACAGCCCCGGATTATGACCCGGATCGGTTCCAGGGATTCCACGAGATTCATATCCTCGTTGTGGTCGATGAGGCAAGCGGGGTGAGTGAAGAGATATTTGAGGGTATTGACGGGGTTCTCACGTCCGAACATGCCCGGCTCCTGTTGATAGGCAACCCGACTAACCCGTCCGGCAAGTTCGCAAAAGCATTCAAAACACCAGGAGTATCTAAAATATCAATCTCTGCTTTTGATACTCCCAATTTTACTGAATTTGGTATCACTGAACAGGATATTTTTGATAATACATGGCAGGAGAAAATAACCGGTGATCTCCCTGCTCCATACCTTGTAACACCTCAATGGGTGACTGACAGGTACAGAGATTGGACTCCCAAATCCCCTCTTTATATTGCCAAAGTTAATGCACGGTTCCCGGAAGCGGGAAACGATACACTCATACCTCTCTATTTGGTAGAGGCCGCCGTGGACCGGCACCTGCCGTTATCTTCACCATCAGAACTCGGGGTGGATGTGGCACGGTTCGGTAGTGATGAGACTGTAATCATTCACCGGTCCGGCCCCGTAGCTCGGATTATCAAAACGATGCCAATGTCAAGCACAATGGAAGTAGCCGGGGCTGTCATCGATGCATTAAGGACCACAGGATCAACCACCGCGAAAATAGATGCTGTTGGTATTGGTGCCGGAACGTATGATCGTCTTGCAGAGCAGGGTATACCGGCAGAAGAGATGCAGAGTGGGGCTGCATCAAGCGACCCGGAACGGTTTGCGAATGCCCGTGCTGAATGGTGGTGGGGGCTTCGGCTCCGGTTTGAAATGGGAGATATTGATATTGAGAATGATGAGATGCTGGTCTCACAACTGGCAAATATCAAATACAAGATCAATAGTCGCGGTCAGATCATCATTGAAAGCAAAGAAGATATGAAAAAGCGAGGAATATCAAGCCCCGACCGTGCAGACACACTCATGCTGGCGTTTGCGAAGAAACCTTTCAAGGGAAAGCGAGTATATCAAATCGAGGATAATTATGCAGTCTGAAGACATCAAAACCGAAGAACAACTCCCGGAAATAAAAGAAGAACAGCCAACCAAAGAACAACCCACGACGATCCAGTTACCCCCGGACCTGAAAGGTGAGTTAGGCACGTTGAAAACAGACGAAAGAGAATCGTATGCCAGCGTGATAAGGAGGCTCATCGACGGTAGACAGGAAACAAAAACCACTGATGAAATTGTGAGTATTGCTCTCCCGCGTAAACTATACCGGATGCTGTTGATGTGGCTCCCGGAAAATATGAGCAATGAAGTACGTAAGGGGGTCCGGTGATGAAACGTACCCGCTTACAGGCTTACTTTGATGAACAGAGCCAAGCCAGAAAGGAAATAATGGATCGTACAAATGCTACAATTTTAAATTCGCCTATGGGACCATTTTGGGAAATTATTGGAATTGACATTAAGGTGAAACAAGTAATTAACAATAATAAAGAATTATTTGTGATTATTAGGATGACTCCTAATTACTCACCAAAAGCAGGTGCACCATGTTAGACCGGATTGCCGACACCCTGACAGGGGGGCAATTATCCGAGGCTCGCAACGCTGTAGAGAAGATCACGGGACAATATCAGGACGTACTCGCGGAGACCCGGAAACTATCACGGGATATCGAGAACCTGAAGGAAGGAGGAATGCTCGCGGAAGGGTATACAGATTGCTCCTGGAATAATCGATTAGCCCTCGATCAGAACTGGTTGTTAATCTCCGGATACCAGCAGCACAGAGTCATACAGAAGAGTGACGTTGACCTGTATCACGACCTGCTCAATTACGGGTATCAATACTCTCCCCTCATCCGGGGAGCTATCGATCTGAAAACCCGGTATACATTTGGGTTATCTTTTGCTATCCAGTCAGAGAACGATCAAAACAAAAAAACCATTGACGCGATCCGGGACGATCCAAAAAACAGTCTCGCGTTCTTCGGGTCAAAGGCCATCATTGAGGCTGACCACGACCTTCAGAAAGGAGGTAATGTTTTTATTGCGATATGGCACAAACTCAACCCGGTTCAGATCCGGGTATGGTCCTCTTATGAGATAAGAGATACTATCATGGATCCTAACGATGCGGATATCCCGATGTTTTATATTCGGGCTCTCGGAGACGGCAGGACAAAGGCCTATCCATCCATTTTTAACGACAAATACCAAGGGATAGTCAACCAGGATGGGATCATGGCTGATGTAGATAATGAGATCCTGGTATATCACATATCGGAAGGAAAAGGACTGAAGCAGAAATGGGCTTTATCACCTTACACATCAGCACTTCCCTGGAACCGGGCATATGAAGGATTCCTATTAGATTTCGCGGCCATTGTTCAGATGATCCGGAAATACACGACGATGTTCACCACTCCGGACGGTGCCGCCCAGGTCGCTGCACTCAGTACCCAGTTCCATCACGAACAACATGGATATCACAAAGGTCAGGTGGGTAATCAACTCATAGCCACCGAAGGCAACGATTTCAAGGTCATTGATGCAGGATCTAACAAGATAGTAGGTCCGGCAGATTCCCGGTACTATCTCATGCAGTTCTGTACATCCACCGGGATCCCGGAAAACATGCTTACCGGCAACCCACAGACGGGCAACCGGGCAAGTGCACAGGAACTCACATCAAACTTCCTCCCGCTCATTGAGGAACGACAAACCGCATGGGCCGACGCATTCAAAGCTATCTTCACCCGGATTCTCGGGAATAATGACTTTGAGATATCGTTCCCACCATTGCGATCCCAGGATGCACTCACATACTTGCAGGGCCTTAACAGCACGGCCATGACGCAACAGGGAACCATCACCGGGGTAGTCCGGCCAATCGACTACATCAAGGCAGTTTACGAATCGCTGGATCTAAAATTACCGGACGATATGACAGTCGATGAGATGGCGGCTGCACTATTGGATAAGATGAACCAGAACCCTGTCATGGCAGCGGCTATTGAACGGCTGGCAGCGGCGGCAACAAAACTACAAGTAGTTGCTCAATGAGAACCAAACGGATCGAGTATAATATTTTAAGGCATTTTAAGGATGCTGCAACAAACTTACAGACAGTTATCCAGGACGAACAGAAGTTCCGGGAACGCAACCGGTCCGCTCGTTTATATTACCGGGAACAGAAAACCCGAACGTTAAGCGAGTTATCTAAATACCAGTTCCTTTTTTCTAAATCTTATAGGAGATTTCGGGAAGATGTATCTTATGAACCCGTCCTGGACATAGGAGATCCATGGACCAACATGATTATCCGGACCGCGATAGAGTCCGGTAAATCATACCAGGAAACATACCAAGAGATATCAGGATTTTACAATACAAAGATCCGGGAAATTGGTAAGAAAGGCATCGACCGGACCGATCCGACAGACTCGAAGAAATGGGAGAAAAAATACATCGATGCAATCCTCCCGCTCATTGACAATTTTCAGAAACGAGTTATTATTGAGTTTAACCAGGCATGGAAAACCGGAGAGGTCCGGCAAAGGGAAGAAGTAAGGAAAATAGATCCAAAGAAACTCTTCCCTCACATTGATGAAATAGCCGAAGAAGAGATTCGGTTACCTGCTGAAGAAGTCACAAAAGAGATTATACCCAAGGTGTTTGGACAAGGAACCATATTTGCCTCCGAGCAGTTGGGTGTTCCAATAGATATCCAGTTCGGCGGGACACTTGAACAGCGACAGGAATCATGGAAAAAGATTGGTAACTTAATCGAGAGTTCAAATTCAGAGTTCCAGGGTTACTCTAATAAAACATCACAGGATATCAAACGAATAATATCAGATGGGATACTCAATGAGAAAACACAGGGCCAGATAATCAAGGATATCCAGGCACAATTCGGTGTCGGCAAAGAGGAAGGCGGGAAACTCATCCGGGATGCTGAACGGATTATAAGGACCGAAACGCAGAAAGCGGTTACACAGGGAGTACTCAGTAAATACAAAGAAGAAGGGTTAGAACCATCCAGCGATAGACAAATACCCCCAATTCATCCGGATTGCCGATGCACAGTTATCCCGGACTATCAGGATGGAAAGATGGTTTTAGTCTGGTTGGCATGTGGTGATGATAGAGTATGTGCCGAGTGTGAGGCTTTAGATGGGACAATAGTATCGGAAGGGGAACCGGGTGAGGAACCAACCAATGAACCGGAACCGGAACCCGCAGAAGAGCCGGATGACCAATTAGAACAAAATATATCTGATTGGACCGGTAAATATGGAGACGCTGATATTGAGCATTATAGTATGTTTGATGAGAAAGGAAACGAGATAGAATCAGGGACCGGTGAGAAATCGGAAGTTATCGTAGATGGTAATATGAAGGATAAAATAGTTATCCATAACCATCCAAGCGGAAACCAAAACTTTTCATTACAGGATTTAGATACTACATTCTATAATGATTTGAAGGGTGCTGTTGTATCCACAAAAGACGGTAGCATATCTATAACCCGCCCCTCGGAAGGATGGCCAGACCCGACAATCATCGAACCAACGTGGGATAAAGTGGTATCGGAAAATAGAGAATATATTAATAAAGTTGCTGAAGATATAAAATCAGGAAAAATCTCATTCAGAGATGGGGAAGTTGATTTAGATAATAAACTACACTCAGAATTGTATTATAAATTAAATATAGAGGTAACACGGAAATGAAATCATTTGATGGGGAAGATTCAGCCTATAAAGAGACGATATTGAGCAAGGTATGTATTTTTTGTAAGCATTGGAACAAGGAGGACCATGTAAATCATACCTGCAAAGCGTTTCCTGATGGAATCCCCTATAATATCTGGTTGGGGGAGAACAACCATAAAAAACCATATCCCGGAGATCACGGGATCAGGTTTGAAAAAGATTAAATTATTCCATCCTATTCTGGGGAGATATTGGAGAGATTTTATTTATAACAAATAAACAAAATTTTCCTGATGGATCCCTTCCAGTTACATTTTCAATTATAAATGCAGGGCAATTTTTCTCTTTACACTCTTTGAATCCATTATATGGACACACTTTATCAGTCATAGTGAATAATCACACTGTGTCAATATAAACATTTGTTTTATTAATTCCCGCTATAGAGGCACTTTCACTTATATTAGTTTAAAGCGCTAATATATACAATGGCAGAGAAAGAGCCAGTTATTACTATTTTTAGGGGGGGTTACCATCCCTGATCCCAAGCTCATCACAGGTGACGTGATGCGGTTTCGGGAGGTATCCGGTCCTGCAGCTAAACCCGGAACTATCGAGGTACATATAATCCGTCCGGGTCGTGGGTCGAGTGGTTATTACACAGAGGACGTGCTGAAGGGAGCATGTGAATCAGGAGTATACCCTGCCGGTATGCTCATGCACTGGGACCACCCGACCCGACAACAGGAAGAGGATCAACCTGCCCGGGTAACCGGAACCATCGCCGCGGTACTCGCTGAGAATGCAACGTACCGGGGAGAAGGAGATCCGAACGCTTGGGACGGTTCCGGTCCATATGCACTTGCAGAAGTCCGGCCAAAGTTCCGCGAGGATCTGAAATGGCTTGCCGGGAAGATCGGCGTGTCTCATTACGTCGATGGACTCTCAAAGGAAGGTGAAGGTCCGGACGGCAAGAAAGGCAGGATCATCACAGAACTTTTACCAAGCCCTTTTAATTCAGTGGATTTCGTGACGATACCAGGAGCCGGGGGGCATTCCCGGTTTGCCGAGGTTAAGCTGAGGGAAAAGGGTAGAGTCCCACCAAACCCGACCAGGAACCATGGCATAGCGACGGGTTCAGCCGGAGGTTGTAAACATCCACTCTCTTATTACACCTCTAAATCATGGGCCGATCTTTCGGACAGTGAAAAGAACCAGATTGCTACTCATTTTGCATATGACGACGGGAGCGATACCTTTGAGGGGTTGAAACTACCGCATCACAACAAAGCCGGGGATGTTGAACCGAACTGCATAGCCCCGGCTCTGCAGGCAATTGGAGGAGCGAGAACAGGTACCCCTATGGATCTGGGGGGTCAGGAGGAAGGGGTGAAAGCACACTTACAGGCCCACCTCGACGAAATCCAACAGACTAAAAAGGAGTCAAAAATGGCACCAGATAAACAACTCTCAATCAGACTCTCGGAGATCATGACAAATGATCCTGATGTCGTCAAAGAGATCCGAAAGCAGGTCGCTGAAGAACTGCAGATCGAATCTCAAACTGAAGAGCAGAAGAAAAAACTCGCCGAGGCCGATACCCGGATCAAAACCCTGGAAACCGAAAACAAGGATCTCAGGGCAAAGATCGCAGAGAAGGCGACCCGTGAGTTTGTGACTACTGAGATCGATAAGGCAAAGTTCCCGGAATCGGTCAGCAAAACCCTTACTGAGTCCCTGGTCAAACAGGCGGTACTCACAGCAGATGGAACTATCGATACCGTGAAGTTCGGTCTTATCGTTACCGAAGCGATCAAGACCAAGCAGGAAGAGATCGCGGCAATTCTGAAGGAGTCCGGAATCTCCGGAGTCCATGATAACGGACCGATCACCCCGGGCAACCAGGGCGATGTAACGAGAGCCCGCGAGGAGTATCGCGACACGCTCATCGAAAACGGGATGAGCACAGAGCAGGCTAGCAGGCTTGCAGGAATCGAGGTGAAAGCATAATGTTAAACGAAACACACGATCCGGACAACCTCAGGGTGATCTGTTCCTATCCGACTACTCCGGCATCCGGGGGAGTGGTGGTATACGGTGACCTTTGTGGGGTTGCCGAGGGTGATGAAGGTACAGACGGATATACAGTCGTCCGGTTCGGTGCATGGATCGGCGATCAATCAGTGGTATCCAGTGGAGCAATCGCAGTAGGAGATCGACTATACGCCTCGAAGGCGACGCCAGTCATCTTATCAAACAACCCATCCGGAGTTTTCTTTGGGTATGCAAATGAGGTGATTGCATCAGGTACCGCGACAATCGAAGTCCTCAAACCGCCTTTCGGAGGTAAGAACGCCGGAGTTGATCTCAGTCTCATCGTTGTGAGCACCAAGGGCAGTGACCTTGTAGGAGATGGATCCTGGAACAACCCATACTTGACGATCACAAAGGCCCTGACCATGGTCTCAACGACCAGGAAGACGATTATCATCATGCCCGGAGAGTATACCGAGGCTACAGTGTTGACATGGCCGAACGTCAACGGGCTCTTAATCAAGGGTCTGGATGAGGATGGTAATGTTGTTATCAGCAATGCAGACGCAGCCGATGAAGTGATACTGATCAACCCGACATTCACATCTGCGACGTTCGAAGCATTTCTTGAAAACGTTTGCATCAGTCACGATGCACAGAAAGGGATTGAGATCGACAACGAAAACATGACCCGGAAACTCCTGGTGCATCTGACCGGAGTCTCAACTGAGCAGGTGAGCACAGGGGACTCGATCAATGTTACTCATACCACTGCAGGTCAGGCAATCCGGATCTATGCAAAACGTTGTGATGAGATCGAAGGACTTGTTGATGTTGTCGTCGCAAATGCCGACGACCGGTTCCGGTTCATGGAAGGGTGTGTTCTCATTGGTGGTCTGACCACTGCCGGAGCAGTTGCAGGTGAGGTATCCTTGCTTCATTCTGTTGTCCTGACATCTGGTCTCACAATCGGAAGTGCGACCCAGGTTGTTACCACATTTGCGTCCTGTTACCGGACCGATGCCGGGGTGTATTCTCAGCTTGCTGACGGGTATTCCGGATAAGGGGGTTAAAAATGACAGAAAACAAATTCAAAGAAATCTTCGGCAGTGGCCAGAGAATTAACAAGGAATACCTGAACTCAGCTGAGGGTCTGACCAGGAGACGAAAAGTCTGGGAATTCTTACGTACTGTTGAAGGAATGCAGAGTTATTCAAAACTCTGTGAGGCAATTGGGACGTCAGATTTCTCGTACCTGCTCACAGCGGATATGAATGCCCAGCTGCTTGAAATGCAAAAGGCAGTTCCGGTAACCTATCCGATGTGGACCAGGCAGGTCCGGGTGAATGATTTCAAATCAACACCACTGCCAGCTCTTGAGGCTCCTCTTCGGAGGCTGCAGGAACGTGGAGAGAAGGAAGGTCTGCCAAAAACCTATCTTGGCGAGAGCAACTACACGATCCAAGCCAAAAACTACGCAGACTCTCTTGAACTCAACAGACAGGCTATTATAAATGATGCCCTGGGCGTCTTTAATAGCGTCCCGGAGATTTTCTCACGGGCTGCAGCACAGACCGCCGAGCACCTCGCAACCTCAAAGATCGCAGTTGCAGCCGGACCAGATACCACACTATTCCCTACAGATGACAGCCACGGCAATTATACCACAAGCGAACTGAGCACTGCCGCTGTTATCGCTGCAGCGAACAAGATGGGAATTCAGACAGACACGTCTGGCAACCAACTGAACATCATGCCGAAGGGTGTTATGGTTCCCCCGGCCCTGAGGATGAAAGCCGTTGAAGTCGTGACAGCTCTCACCGTTGAGCGTTACGATTTATCTTCTGAGGTCGGGTACAAGACCGTAGGAAACAACCCGCTTGCAGGCCTTGAGATTGCGGTCAATGCACAGATCCCGGTCGTCTCCAGCAGCAACACGTACAAGAACAAGCAGTGGTACCTCTATGGTGACCCGGTTCAGAACCGGCCAACCGTTGCCTTTGCCGTGTTGAACAGCAACCCGTCTCCCAGGATCTTCCGGAAGGCTCCGGATGCTCAGGTAATTGGTGGTGCACTTGACCAGTACTCATACGAGATGTCAACCATCGGCTATAAGGTTGAGTGGGATATCGGGGCTGCACAGATTGATTATCGGTGCATGGTTGCGAACAAACCCACTTCCTAATCCTTTCTTTTGGAGGGATTAGATGACAAACTATGGGGTAGAAGCCTTCGCAAACTATGATGATTTCGAGACATATGTAGAGGCATTGCCCACAACGACCGAAATCCAGGTGATATACAGCCCGGAGAAGGGCTATATCGTAATCGTGGGGTGAGGATGGCATACTGCACGTATACCGATGTCCAACTAGAAGCCGGAACCTCATTAGGTACTATCACAACCGGCGATATTACCTCGTTGATCACCCGGAGCGATGAAGAGATAGCGGACATGCTGACCGAGAAGGGGCTTACAGCCCCGGCATCAGCATCACAACTGAAAACAGCCTCGATAAACTTTACCATCGCGAAGATCAAGCGACGGCAGGCCCACGAACTCACCCGGCCAAACTCACTCTCCCTTGGTGGAGATATCGCGTTTGGTGTCAACCCGGAGGTAGAGGCGGCGGCATACGAGGCAAAGGGGAGGCGTGCAGTATCTCAGTATATCGAGTATGCAGGGGGATCAGGTGTGGCTATCGTGAGAAGTCACCGGATGATCCGGGGGTACTAACGTGTTATTTCCTCTTTCGTTCATGAGTTCGACCTGCACCCTGCAGAGACGATACCGAAAGCAAAAACTTTCATACACATCCGGGACCGGGACACCTACAGTAGGCCAAACCATCACCGGAGGATCATCACTCGAAACCGCTGAGGTCACGAAAATTGGAACCGGGTATATCATCGTGAAGGATCTATCCGGAACGTTCACTATCGGAGAAACTATCAGCACTTTGACGTTCTCCGGAACACTGTCAGCACAGGTCGATTACCAGAACCAGTCGGGTGAGTATGATTACTATTGGTTGGATGATCAGACACTTGTGCCCTGCAGGTTCGGGTTCGGGTATTCCGGAACCGATAAAAAGGGGCTGATCATCCACGAGACCGGTCAACTGCTCGATCTGCCGGTTAAGATCGCGTTACCTGATACTATCACTCTTGTTGGTACACAGTCTGCATGGGCTGAAAACTATCGTATCGTTTCAACCACTCCGGGGTTTTACGGGACGTTCCAAATCCTGACTCCCTATGTCATCCAGGGGATATCGGGTATCGACCACTACGCAATGATTCTAAAGGCGGTGCTGTGATGGATGATTACCAGGAACTTCGGGACATCGTCATAGAGACCAGAACGGACGTGAAACACATCCTCAAATCGCTCGAAAAGGGAGATACCGAGTTCCAGGAGATAAAGGGCCGGATAGATGTACTTGAATCCTGCGAGGATGAACGCCGGGGAACGCTGAAATCAGCCGGGATGATAGCAACTGCCATCTCTTCGTTCGGTGCCGCTATTTCGGTTCTTTACACGTTTTTTCATGGGGGTGTGTAATGGCCCCTATCTTAACCCCGGAACAACTCGCGGCCAAACTCAGCAACCTGTCAGCGAAATCCATCCCGGCGATAGAGAAGGGGATGGCAAATGCATGTCTGAATGTTGTCGGGTTATCAAAAGAGTATTGCACTCCGGGCAAATCCCCATACTACAAAGCCCCTTATAGCGACGATAACGATCCCAGGCGCAAACCCCCGCATATGCGGGATGTGATTGATTACGAGGTGAAGACCGAAGGAAAATCCGTAAGAGGTATCATAAAAAACCCGAAAGATTACGCTCTCGCGGTCCATGAGGGAACTAGTACGATGCCTGCTCGTGCATTCATTCTCGATCCCATCAAGGCCAAATCTAGTGAGACGGTTGAAATCCTATCTGATGCTCTCATCAGAAGCCTGAGGGAGGAGTGCATATGAACCTCACGGTATTCACGGCTATTATTGACAAACTTCAGGCCGATACCACACTCACCGGATACCTCGGAGGACCGCACATACTCCGGGCTTATTCATCGGCTCCGGCACAGATCCCGTCTGTTACTGTCATGGTGAACAATGGGGGGAGCAAACACCGTCCCGGTGCCGCAACCACGAAACGCCGGGATGCAAACCCGACCGTGCAGATCGATGTATGGGTATCATCGGCATCAGAGGATTTCCCATCGACCGGTGAAGATGCTGACGAGATAGCCAACTGTATAGACTCGATCCTGATGGACGCTTCCAGTCCTGTCACAAATACAACGGGATGGGAGAGGACAACAGAATCGCAACAACACGAAGGTAGCGAAAATATCTGGCATAATGCATTGCGTTACAGTTTTCGCTACTCAATGACTGACTAAAAGGAGGACAAAATGACGACTGTTGGAGATTTTGGGGAATATACCGGATTACACGGGGTTGTCACACTGGATAGTGTGGCTCTCGCCGATGTATTCTATGACCTCAAATGGAAACGAGACACGGTGAAGAAAGCCCGGTCCGGGAAGTACTCGGATCTGAACGTTCCGGGAAAACTCAATGTGGAAACAAAAATTAAGAAGGCTTTGGTGTATGCCGATGCTGCAAAGGTTATTGGATACTCTCTGAACGATACCCCTATTACCGGAACGGCAGAGACCCTGCTTGCAGCATCTCATGTGCTCGATGCGACCGACAACTACGAGGACATGACCGACGATACCATCGCGACCGCGTCTCGCGTCCGGTATACTCTTGGTACGAATAACATCACAGTAGGCGGGACTATCACGGTGATTGGTGAGGATGCCGATGGAAACGCAATATCCGAGATCATTGAGGTTGACGCACCGGCAACAGTCGGGGCGACCTGGACGACTACGAAACTGTTCAAGAAGGTGAACGGACACGTTATCCGGGCAATTGACTCAACCGATGATACCGGAGTGTTCGCAGTTGCATCAATCGCCGGATCAACCTCGTATTCTGTAGGCGATCCGAAGGTGTTCGACCTGGTCGGTACCCTGACAAAAGGGGCAACTACTATTGTTGCCACCCAGCCAGATTGCTGGTTCAAAAATGGTGGTATCAGTTGGGAGGATTCCGGGAAACTAGTAGAATGCGATCTTGATGTCGAGATGAGGGATCCTGATCTCCTGGATGTTGATATCACATGAGATCCCAGAAAATCGACCTGCAGGAAGCCAAGAAGATGCTCAAAGAGCATCAACCCAGTTTTGATTTGATGGAGGCTGCCGAAGCCGTTCAGGATGTCAAATGGCAGGACGAGATCGCAATGTTGGAGGGGAGGGTAAAGGATTGTTTTGAAATGGTAGATCTGGAAAACGGAGATCAGATCGCAGTCCGGACCGCCCTATCTGAAAAGGAGATGAAAGAGCTTGGAAAGATCGAGAAACGAAAGGGCGGGATATTCAAAGAGATCAAGAAAAAATCAGAAAATCCTGATCCAAATGAGGAAGAGATCGAAAACCTGCAGGATTCGATTAGTGATCTAACATACCGGCAGATCGAACTCATGACTGCGAACCCGCTGATTACAGCAGACTGGTTGCGGAAAAACCAGGACAAGTGGCCGGTTAACGATGCTCTCGTAATCATGCAATCAGCTTCTGATCGGGTAACTTTGAGGAGGTTAAACAGAGCGAAGGAATTAGCTTCCTTTCGCGACTCATGACCATGGGCAGGGATACGGAGATTTCCTCCGATATCTCGGGTTTAACGATCCCAGGGAGTATATGAAACTCCCCCTGGATATCCGGTACTTCTGGAAGATGTGGTATAACGAGAAAATGGAACGGATTGAGAACGAACTGAAGAAACGAGGTAAAAAGTAATGGGGCTTATTGGTTCCTTAGGTCAGGTTGCTTATGATATCGTAGCAAATGACCGGACCGGTGAAGGAACAGGTAGTTCTCAAAAGAGCCTCATGGCAGTAGGCGCAGCCATGACCGGAGTAGGTATAGCCTCGAAACTCATGGTTGATGACGTTAACAATGCCTATCTCAAATTCGATGAATCCACTACTGCAGTAAAGGCTCTTGGAAGCCTGTCAGAAGAGGAGTTCCAAAGAGCAAGGGATGCCGCCCTCGATCTCTCAACTCAGGTACCTATCTCTGCATCCGAGGTTACTGACGCAATGTACTCCATGGTGTCTGTAGGGTATGACTATGGTACTATGATGGAAACCATTCCGGAGGCGACGAAACTCGCAGTTGGGGGAAACCAGGAACTCAAAGAATCCATAGATACAGTCATTAATGTTATGGGGGCCTATGGTGAAGGAACATATTCTGCAGCCGATATCACAAATATCCTCGCGAAATCCGTGGGTGTTGGAAAGTGGGAACTGGGTGATTTTACTACTGAGATGCAGAAAAATGTAGGGGTTGCTGCACAGTTAGGAATCAGTTTTGAGGATACCGCCGCCGCTAACGTCCTGCTCCAGAACAAGTTTACCTCTGCAGAAGAGGCCGGGACCGCATTTAAAACCATGTTGTTACGTCTGGTTGATCCAAAAGTGCAGGCAGATCTCGAAGAGTTAGGTATCCATGTAAAAGACAATGAGGGTAATTTCGTCGGGTTAGAATCGGTTCTTGATCAGTTAGACACTGCACTACAGACCAGTGGTGGTAGTGTCGATAAAATGTCTGTTCTGCAACAGATATTCAGGACTGAAGGGCTCCGGGCAGCCATGGCGCTGGTTGACGAAAAGGACAAACTCGGAGAGATGTCTGCCGGGATGAATGATGCAACGTTCAAAAACGAGGCATATAATACAGTCCTCGAATCGACCAGTTCCCAGCTTGAAATCGCAAACAACAAGATGGAGGCTGCAAAAATCAAACTCGGCGAGGGGATGGCACCGGCTACCCTCCTTGCTGCTGATGCCATGTCGGGGTTTGCCGATTTAATATCCGGACTTCCCGAACCGTTACAAGGAGTGGGAGGCATGGCCCTATATGCTGCACAGGGGTTCGCTGCATTGGGACCGCTTCTGATGGGAATTTCCGCTCTAAAAGGACTTGGGTTGTTGTCAACATTAACCGGTATTGCATCCGGAGTGAAGGCGATAGGAGTGTCCGGTATTGCTGCAGTTGCCGGTTTAGGTCCTCTCCTCCCGATCCTTATTGGATTGGGGCTTGGTCTTGCTGTAGTATATGCTATGAAAGAGCTTGGGTTCCTGGACTGGGTTTATGATCAGGGCAAAGCATGCGGTAAATGGTTACAAGATCTCGGGGCGTCATGGGGACAGACAGCAAGAGATGTGGGAGCTGCAACTGCTGATGTTCTAACCCATAAGGGGTTTTTGGATTGGGTAAAGGAAGAAGGAGCCAACTGTGGGAGATGGCTCAGTGAACTCTCAGATTCATGGGCTACAACTGCATCGGATATTGATAAGGATGCTAAAATAATCGAAGATGCACAAGGGAGATTGCACGTTGTTACAGCCTTGGAATTGGGCGGGACCGCAAAAACCACAAAAGAAAAGACCGAACAAGTTTCAAAATCCATCGAAGAGATGAAGGATAACGCCGGATTTGATTTGTCCGGGTTCGCGGATTACTGGAACCGGTTTTTTGGAGGAGGTGAATTGGAAGAAACAGGGAGCTATAAAGTTATTACATTAGCCGGTGAGATGGGTGAAGCATTAGGAAAACTCCCGGGTAAAGCAGTAAAATTCGGGAAAGAGTTTGTTGATTCATTGTCTGATACGCGTAAGAAAACAGACAAAGAGATAAAAGGTACTTCTGATTCACTGGATGAATTAGATGATCCATTCTCCGGTGTAATCGATACTCTTGTAGATGGAACGGTGAGGATTGCAGATACTGTTCTCCCTGGTTTGGGGAGTCTCGGAGTCGCCGCTGTTCAGGCTGGCATCGATATTGTGGGTGCAGACTTACCAGGTGCTTTGGGGGGAGCAGTTGCAGGAGCTGCGGCACAAGTAACCGGGCCTGCCGATGAAATATATCGGCGTATTGCAACGGTGGCAGGTGGGGCATTCCTGGCATTAAAGGAACAGTGGGGAATAGATCTACCCGGTGCATTTGGAAACGTTTCCGAAGCATTCGGTGCATTTGGAAATAGCATTCAAACCGCATTCACGAACTTATTCGTTGGTATCAAAGATTATATCGTGAATATGGCCCAGGGATTCATTTCAGCCGGATACAACATCATTATGTATATCGTTCAGGGTATGCAGAGTGCAGCCGGATCTGTCAGTAGTGCTATAGGCGATGTGTTATCAACCATCTGGAACTTCCTACCCCATTCACCTGCACTCGAAGGTCCGCTATCGAAACTCCCGGACTTCTCCTCGTATTTCACCCAGGGATTAGAGGCATCCATCCCGGCAGTTCAGGCGGCCAGTATGGAAGTCATGGCTAACATTTTACCATCTGCACAGCCGGCAGCGATGGGCACCGGAACGAGCATCGGCAGCCAGGATAACTCGGCATCTATCAGTATCGGGAACATCAACGCGAGCAAGGATTACACGGTCAGCGACATGATGACCGACCTTGCATCGAGCATAGCAGCAAAACGCAAACAAAAAGGATACCCGAGCGTGGTATCATGAGTTCAACGTTTGCCGGGGTTGCTCTCCCTGAAATTTTCTATGAACCCCTCACAAAGCCCCTGGTCAAAGGTACCAGGCTCACGTCCGGTTACCTGAGATACCAGACGTCAACCGTTACCGATAAATCCTGGAAGGTATCGGTTTTGTGCACAGCCGCACAACTCGCCGCTATACTGGCACTGCTCGGGACAGTTGGATCGCTGGTGCTTGAAGGGACTACACATACCAACTGCCTGATAGATTCAGCCCCGAAAATCAAGGAGATCAACCCATCGACATGGGAGGTCTCGTTCACAGTCGTTAAGGATGGGAGTTTATGAAGATCAAAATACAGCCACGAATCGAGACCATAATCAGACGGGCTGACGGTTCCGTGAAAGAATCAACCGTCGAAGTCGGGACTCCGCGAGTCCTGAACATCACCGTAGAAGAGGAAAAACCGAAACGGAGGAAAAAGAGAGATGGTAACAATAGTAGACAAAGGGATTGAATTAATCTCTAAATTTATAAACGGAGTTGCCAGTACTCCGTTTACGTATCTGGCAAATGGATCAGGAAGCACGGCAGAGGCAAACGGGAATGAGGCTCTCGTAACAGAGAACACAACCAACGGCTTCGGCCGGGCATCAGCAACCTGCACGAACGAGAGCAATACAACCTCTGTATGGAACAAGGTCTGGACCTGTGTGACTGCAGCCGTCACCGTCCGGGAGGTCGGGGTATTTGACACGGCGACATCAGGCGGGAACATGTGTATAAGACATGTCTATGCATCTGACAAGGTTATCGACGTTGGCGAATCGCTCGATGTAACTATGAAACTGGTAATAGCGAGGGCGTAATCATGGCTCAGGCTACGATGTACCCGGCAAACCCCGGATCACCTGATACTACTCTATCAGATACCATTTCTGATAGCGAAACCACTATCCCGATCACAGAGTTAGGGAACTTGCTGGCAGCACCTAACCAGGTTGTGTTTACCGATGGATCGGTATTTGAGGTCTGTGTATACACGGCGAAATCAGCTGCATCCGGATCCGGAACTATCACAGTAACCAGGTCCGGCACCGGGCATGAAGGTAATGCAATCTCATGGCCGAATGGGACGATTGTGTACAACTCCCCGACTGCATATACGTTTGACACAATCAAGGCAAATATTGAGGATCTTGATTCGGTGAAGATCGAGGCCGCTGATGTCACGTATGACAACCTGAACACCAATGGAGATGTAGGGACCGGGGCCGATCAGGTAGCAGTAGGCAACCACACTCACTCTTACCAGACCGCTGATGCAACTCTCACCGCTCTGGCAGGACTGGCAACAACCGCCGATAAACTCCCATACTTCACCGCCGAAGATACTGCAGCCGTAGCGGATCTAACCGCTGCCGCTCGTGCGTTGCTGGATGATGCAAACGCAGCCGCGATGAGGGCGACATTAGGTGCTGCCAGTTCCACGACCGCCGCGATGAGTGTATATGTAGATAGTGCAGCAACGGGAGACGCTGATGGAACGAGCTGGACTGATGCATTTGTCACCGTTCAGGCAGCGGTTGATTCACTTCCGGCCATTATCAACCATGCAGTGACGATCTACGTGAGAAAAGGTGCGACACCATACCGTGAGACGGTGACGGTACAACGGATAGTATCAGCCGGATCGCTCACAATACAAGGGGAGTATTATCACCAGTATCAGGCCGCTAGCAATGCGACCGCAAATAGACTAGTTAAAAATGCATCTGATGATTTTTCCGATGTTGAAGTTGGCGATCATGTATATTTATTGCAATTTTCTGGAACATATGACAATTCTAAACCAACTAACGGATATTTTGGCACCGTTACTGATGTATCTAACAAAGCATCAGGTTACGTTACTATCTCAATGGATGCTAGTGTAACTCCAACAACAGGGTGGATGTATGTTATTTGCAAAACCGAAATAAGCGGTTCAGATAATGGAACAAACCCAACACGAGATTATTGTTTTGATATAAAATCATCTGTTAGTTTATTTGGGTTGTATTTATCATTACCTAATAGTTATGGGATTTATGCATCTAATTCATCCACAGTAGCCTCAATTGTATCATGCATTATCAATGCAGGAGCAACTAGAGGTATTCGTGGAATTTCATCAGCAAAAACAAATATAACAAGGTGTTGTATATATGGAACTACATCAGGGCTAGGAGTATTATTACATATATTTGATTTGGATAGTATTATAAATACAACTATAATTGGCAAAACTACAGCATGGTATTCTGCTCTTTTGTATTTTGTTGGTTGTTTGAATTCCAATATACAAAAAAGTGTCATTAGATCTTTATCAGGTAGCACATCAGGATCCGGCATTTCAGGTTCAGGACCGATGTACATTTATATATTAAACTGTACTGTTCTTGGAGTATCATCAGAAGATAAACTAGGATATGGTATTTATGCGAATGGTGGAGCAATCTTTACTAATACTACCAGTTGCGTAGACGCAACAACTGTAACAACAGCAAAAACACCAGCAAATTGGGCGGCAACAACTGACGGGAGTTACGTAGGATGATATTGATACATTTCCCGTCCGGGGAAATCCATTACTCAATCCCTGGATTTGGCATTGTGACAACGGATGAAACAACCGGGAATTTATTAGTGGATGGACTGGATACGACAACATGTGCAGCCGACGTGTTATGGAAATACATCGCAGATCAGGTTTTAGAGAGGGATGAGAACGGAGCTTTCATATATGATTCAGATCATTTCGAAGAGGTCTCCCCGCCTCTCACTATTGAACAACGATTGGCAGCTCTTGAAGATTTACTGAGAACATGAAATATTCAGTCGGTAAGTACTCAATAGATCACTACAGTTACGATCCCACAGAACCGTCATATGAGGATGAATTTTCGGGATCGCTGGGGATTACCGCTTCTATCATTACCAAGATAATAACCTCACATTCAGCGACATTACATCTCACTCCATCCCCGACCACCAAAATAATAACATCCGATACCGCGACGCTGGAACTAGAGGCTCAGGCTGTCAACAAAACCTATATCGACCTAGATAGTTTCCCTATTTCCCGGGTAAGCATTGGCAAGGGGATATCGGACCAGATGTGGGATATCGATGTGAACATGGACGATGAACAGGATATCAATACATCCGACCTGAAACATGTCACGTATGCAGCAACAGATCACAATGGTGTGAGCCGCACCCTGTTCACCGGTGTGATCCCTAAATCTAATTTCAAACTACAGGAGGCGAACAAATCGACCGGGTTTAACGGGTATGATCATGCCTTTTTCCTGCAGCAATACGTACCGGCTGCAAGTCTGCATAACACGGCAACAGTCAACCCGGCAGATATCATCATTGCCTTACTAGGTGGGACAGCGTGGGAGACGACAACCGGGATAGAACCCTACAACATTGACCAGGTTGTAGAATGGGGTGATACGCTCAATTCAAAGGTTTTCGATTTTGATTTGACGCTGACGAAATGGCAGGCCAGTCAACGAATCTGCAACTATACCAGGTATATGTTCGTCATCAAAAACAGGATGTCCGGAGATTCGCCAATACCATCCGCGTATTTCATCCATGAGGACAATATCGATACCGATCTGGATCTACCTTCACCGGTTACGTTTACATGGCCGGATCGGTACGTTGAAGGGACGGTCAATATCGAAACCAAAGGTGAGGAAAAATACAACCGGGTAACTGTGATAGGCCGGGACAATTCCGGGTCGGTGTTCACCGCGACCGAAGAGAGCACAGGAGTAGAAAACGGTGATGAGTTGCCGGTCGAGTATATCGAGAACTCCGGGTCCTGGACTACACAGGCACAGGTAAACGCGAGAGCAATCGAGATCTACGGCTATTATTCCACGGCTGCAGTAACCTACAAAGCGACATTGATAGACCGACTGGATCTCGAGCTCTATCAGAAAATATATTTTTCCGGGTTTTCCGGGGTTCCCGAAACCGCGATGCGGATCATCCAGATCCGGTATGTTATTAACACCACAAATGACGGGGTAACGAAACGAGTAGAGGTCGTATTCGCGGATGATGGAAAGTGGAACGCTCTCCGGAGGATGTACCGATACCAGGAACCGGATCCGGTGAGTGAGATTGAGTCTGTCGTATATGGAGTCCTATCACAGACACCAGGACCTCAAATCGGCACTGTTGATTCTATAGATGGTCAGGAATGTGATGTTACCCTGGAATCCGGTCAGACGATAACAACCAGGTGTGTGTAGATGGTCCTGCAGGTCGGTGACAAGGTTATAGTCTGGAACGCCGGAACAGACAAAGCGTTCGCTAAAAAGATTGAACGTCCGGAAGTCGGCGATAAGGTTGATATTATCACATTATCAGACGGGACAAAACTATCCCTTCCCCGGATCAACCTGGATTTATCGGATTATGTGTGGGCATTCCCTCAATGGGATCCTGGATTTAACATCAGTGATATCCCATCATCGTGGGGGATTATCCCACTCGGGGCATGTATTTTCAAGCTCACAGGGGTTCCAAACTGCTATACCCTGGCAGATGCTCTCCGGGAATGGGATGATAGGCAGTTGGCTGGAATGCTGTTGATAATGCTATCAGGAAATAATCAGAGGGTTCGATACACAATATCATCAAATGACGCATACCAATATATTGTATATATCAATCCTCCTATACCCCCAGGATACGACGGTTGGATCCAAACTATCCATTATGGGGATGCACAATTTCTGGATGATGAATTGATAATCCATGCAACCAACGGCGGCAACGATGCATTCGTAGAGCTCGTATCTCCGGTATATGAAATCATGGGGTATGAATCATACACATTTTCGTATAAAATTAGAATCGTCAAAACTGGAACTATGCCACAGGCGAATATTGAATTTCAAGGGGTTGAGATAATTTGGCTAACTCAATTCCTGGTTTTGGCATCAACAATTTACAATTCCGCGGAATGCGCATCCTTGGGTATCGGCATAAACGATTATATTAATCCGTTATACCCGGCATATGATACATATACTGGCGTATTCCCCATATATTTCAATTCGACGATAAAAATATCTGCGTATGCAAGCACAACGGGTAGCCCAAAATCCGTTTATTTTTGGTATGGTGATTTGGTTTTCATCGGATCTGATTGTGAGACGGCCGGATGTGCTGTTGGAGATAAATATATTATTTACGATCCAGTCACAAAACGCCTCGTTTTCAACGATGCGACAAAGACATTATTATCGTCTCAATACTGGCAGGATGTCTCACTCGTTGGTGAAACCATCGCACTAACACCTATAGAGTATGCTTGGGACGGGACCGGATATGTTTATTTGAGCGGATCGAAATCCATATTTTCAACCATTATGTTTGATGATGAGTTGCGGATTGATGCCCAGGCAGGGGATACCGTTCAGACTATTGCATACCACCAGGGCGAACGGGTCGCGTATGGCGGTGAGACTGTATCCCGGGAACTAACTGATATAACATCTATCCTCCGGGCCGGGAACAACTTCATCACGGCGACGGTCCGGCATGTTGACGGGGTGAAGGTCGGGTTTGTTACGGGTATTTTTGTGAAGCGGAACGCGACACCTATTTCATTGTGAAAAAGAGAATTACTTGAAAACTATCGCGATAACCCGATTCCCCATGGTAGTTATGGGGAGATTGATCCCGGCTGATGTTCCCTGTGGCCGTGCAATTTTAGGAGTGTCATCATCATCACCGATGATGTCAAATCCCCGTGCACTAATTGTTTTAACGAATTTGTTCCCATCTGATGATTCCACAGTGATTGAAATAGTTTGGTTATATTTCTCTGCGTACCATTCTCTGATCGTTTTGATGTGCTCAATTGAATCAGCTGCAGCACCGACAAGACAAAACCCACTCTGGTCCATCGACCATATCGGGTACATCTCTAATCCGTTTGGTATGGGCATTGATGGGAGATCAGTCATATCAACAACCTGATCTAGTTTCATCGGTTCTTCAATCACTGATTCAAGATCCAGGAGCAATTGTAAGAGCTCATTTATATCGTCTCGATCCCAGTTCTCAATCGCTGCTTTTAGTTCCTCAATGGTCGGCTGTTCGCATTCCTGCTCAAACAGATTCCATTCTTCCTGCTCATCCTCTGATATCAGACCTTGCTCGATCATCCTAAGATAACAATCAGTACATAGGTACTCGTGCTTATCTGGTCTGTCATATCCGTTCCGTGGCCTGTAATAGTCTGCATCCTTATCACAGTATGTTGCCTGGCATTTTACTGTTGTCATTTTGTTCACTCCTGAAAAGTTATAATTCCCCTACGATTTCTCGCAGGAGTCCCCGGAAATCTTCAAAGTTCCATCCTTCTGCTTTAAGACCTTTCCAAGCTTCTTGGATTTCTTCCATGGTGTAGGTCTCTTGCAGTTTTTTGTATGCTTGATTTGTGTTCATGTTCTTTCACCTTGGTATATGCATATATTATACTTATAAATATTTAATACTTTGGTCTATGATGCAACCCTCACAGATACACGCTATTGATGGATCTCATATCTGTTGGTATGATTGCATGGTTGCGCACCACCTAAAAATAACCAATATCAACCACTGTTTTTAATGTCAAAAAATGCGCTTCTTATCTAGTCAACTGAGTTGTGTTTAATGTTATTATCTAACCAACTGGATAATATTGGTTTGTGCATTATTGACAATGCATATTGCCTAGTTGCCACAATAATAACCGTATGAAGGGGTTAGGGCTATTATCATTTTGTAATTCCTGCCGGGCAAAGGGCACACAAAACCAGTATAAACAAAGTTTATGCATGTTCTTTGAGGTACTAAACAATATTGGAGTCGAAAGGAGAAGTAGGGATCACGTTACTCATATGGATTCTCTGAGTATCGAATACCTGAACAATCCACAGAACCATATCCAGGATTTATTACAATTTAAGGATCATTTAGAGCAATACTCACCAATGACACGCCGGATGCATTTTAATACTGTTGTTTACTGGCTAAAAATGAACGATATTTTCTTATCTCCTCATGACTTACATTTTATTAAGAGCAGGTTAGGCAAGGGGAAAACAACTACTAAAGACCATGCATTATCAATAGAGGACATCAAGGCGTGGTATGAACACCTGTCACATATCGGGAAAGTGTTGTTACTGATACAAATCTCATCTGGTATGCGTATAGGTGAGGTTCTGGCGTTACGATACGAGGATATCAATTTTGAATCTGAACCTGTTGAAGTTCAGGTACTTGGAACCTGGCATTCGTGGGGAACCGGTGAGGTTAAGACCGGGGAAACCAGGTATACATTCATATCATCTGAAGCCTCTTACGCTTTGAAAGAATGGCTGAAGGTCCGGGATGATTGGCTTAAAACTGCCTGCAAAAGAGCACATGGGTTTGTAGAAAAGAGTAATACGGATGATAGACTGATACCAATATCTCATACAAACCTACAGTATGTATATACACAGGGATTAAAAAAGGCTGGTTTATTCCTTAAAGACCAGAAAACAAACAGGGCTACAATATCATCCCATTCGTTACGCAAATTCTTTTCTTCTCAGTTAAGTACGGTCATGCCAAAAGATATGGTTGAGCTGCTTATGGGCCATGCCGGATATTTAGGCGGGGCTTATATCCGTTATCCAAAGGCACAGGTCGCCAAAGAGTACCTGAAAGCCGAATATATAATATCCATTCATACCGGAACGACGCCGGAGATCCGGGCTAATATGGACAATTTAAAAGAACTTGCACAATCTCAGGCATCTGAATTAATTAAATTACAGATGAGGGTAGACGAGCAGCAAAAAGCGCTTGAAGAGATTAGAAATATGAATGAGATCCTTCCATAATTTTATTTTCTCACAATGTCAATGAAAAACATATGACAATCGAAGCAGGTATGGCATTGTATCGTGATGGAAATTACGAGGCGGCGGCTGATGTATTCTACGAACTAACCAAAACCGATGGAGATAACCCTATCTTATGGAACGCGTTGGGTATCTGTTATTCCCGGTCCGGTCAGTATGAGGATGCCGATACCTGTTTTGATAATGCCCTGATGTTATCTCCCGGCAATGTAACATATGAGAAAAATTTAACGAAAAACCGGGAGAAGATACCGGGAAAAACAAAACCTCCAGACAAGAAAGAACCAGTGAGAGAACAACAAAGAGAGCGGTATTACGATTATCACCGGAACTGGTTACAGGTTCCGTTATTTTTTGTTCCTATCATTTGTTTCATTATTAACCCATTTCTCGGCATTTTAGGACTTGTCGGTAGCGCATGGTATATCAAGTATGATGCCGATAACCTGAATGCCGGCAGCAATCCGAATGGGTCCACATGGGGGAAACTGAAAGGATGGGAGTGGGCTGTTTTATTGTTTTTCTTCTGGATTTTACTGCCGTTATATTCATGGAAACGTGAGACAGTTTATAACGATAATCTTGGATATGGATACCAGCAACAGGTTAGACAATCATCTGGTATGTCGCTTGGGAAAATAGTGGTAGGAGGAATTGTATTTTTATTTTTATGCGTCATAGTGGCTGCGTTTGTGTATGGTATGGCAGGAGCCGGGACATCCAGCCCGATTCCAACTATCAGTATCAGCGAACTGAAAAACACTGCAAAGGATATTTCGTATGAAGAGTTATCCCGATATCCGGAAAAATACAAAGGGCAACCCATACGGATTAGCGGTCAGGTTTCACAGGTGTTGGATACATTTGGTGGGGTGCAACTGAGGATGTTCACCAAAGCGTCTGATTTTTCACCGGATACTTATTTTGAGAACGATGTCTTCGTAGAGTACCCATCACCAAAAGAACGGGTTTTAGAGAAGGATATCATCACAATTTATGGGTATGCTGATGGTATCCAGGATTATACCACCGTGTTAGGTGCTCAAAGGTCAATCCCAAAAATAAGAGCGGTTACACATACAAGATAATTCACTCTTTTTCCTCATCTAGTTTCTCAATCCTGATATCTACACAAATTTCCTCAATTACCATTCCCTCTTCGATTTTCCTAATCTGATCCGATGGTTTGATTTCAAGTTGGTATTTACAAAGCGGTTGTAATAACGATAAATACTGATTTGCCGCACATTCCGACTTACATTTATAAAACTCTTCATCGAACGCCCCCGCGTCCAGAACCACTGAGAATGCCATAAATATCAATCTTTTTTGTTGTCTGTAATATCTTGCCGGTTTGAATTTTGTGAGAGAAAGTATAATTGTAATCAATCATTTATAACAATCGTATACAGTTCTTTAAATAGAACCGATCTATTCCTTTAAATAAGGAGTATACAATTTCTCCTTATGAGTGAGAATAACATCATTTCTGTCAGAATGCCGGATTCTATTTTACGCCAGATTGATGAAATGATCGCCGATGGTCATTTTTCTGACAGGGGGGATTTTGGTCGTCAGGCTATGTATTACTTCTTTTACAAAAACGAGTTGCGAAGAGAGTTTAAGGGAGAGGTTATCAGTGAAGTTAAACACCTTTTTGAAAAAATCATTTATTCACCCGAAATAATACAAAATATGGATAGAATGATGAGAGCGAGTATAGAAGATGTCATCAATCAGGTGTTAAAAAAGGATTAAATTTTCCGCGCGATTATATAGTCTCACTATGACAGTACACAACAGTATCAGGAATTGGTTTCAATCATTGTTAGGGATGTCAAAACCTTCAATTAATGTTCGTTTATCACCTGCACTGCTCAATGATATTGACAAATTGGTTAAGTCTGGTGAATATATTAACCGATCTGATTTTGTTACACGTGCGATTATTGAACTGGTGCAACGAGACGGTATGCAGAAATTTATACAAGAAGAAATTAAAAAAGCATTGAAGGAAGAAAAGGAATTTATTAGCAGAGGATTAACCCTCTCCCTGAACTCTTTTGCATTCTGCCGGGTTATCGCTTTTATTTGAGTCATTTTTAGAATAGATGGAGAATATGATTTTTCCCGGATAATTCGGCAAAATTCAAAACGCCCTTCTTTAACAATTATACTCCCACATGCCCGGTGAAGAGTCCGGTCTGACCCTTCTGATCATAGTACATCTTTTCCCGGATTTTTTCAACAATAGATGGTTGCCATTTGATCTGCAACTTCCGGACCATCCCACGGTTATGTTTTATCTCCTGAGGGATCAGCCGGGAGTACATTTTACCCAGGATAGTGGGAACCCATTCCTTTCCCATCTTCTCTTGGAATCCAAACCGTTCGAGAAGACTGTTTACCGTCCGGGCTGACATCCCACCTAACGATTTCCCGATATCGGTCGGCGTGAGCAATGCCGGTTCTATCATGGATGGATCGGTCCTCACAAGGTTTTTCCATGGGGTAAGAGTATCGCCACAATTGCAGATGCTTTCTGTGACGGAAAATGCGATAGTATGAGCGATAGATGGTTCGACCCCTATCCCTATCATCACCTTTGCTATTCCCATCTGTTCACCCAGGATCTTATCAACAGGCGGAGATTCCACTATGCCCGGTAAGGCGGGGTGTTCATCGGCGATGGAGAGGACTTCACCTTTTCGATACCTAGTGTAGATGTTTGCCATCTCATCTTTCCGTTTTTCAACCATCGCGATTACATCAGGGTTGTCCATTTCTGAGGTTCGAATCTCAATGATTGCGCGATTGAGTCCCTCTTCCGTCAAGAAATAGGCAACAGAGGCATGATAATCCACAATACACGCTGTATGTATTGTGGGGTATTTTTCCCTCAATTCCTGTTTGGTAATACGAACGTAATGTTTTTCAGGAGTGAGGCGTTTTATAACCTCTTGGGCATGAGAAACAGTTAATCCCAGTGCTTTGTATGCACGAAGCCAATACAGATAAGGTATCCCATTTATGACGACACCTGTGAGTTCTTCCTGTGGTTCGTTAATTACTTCAATTCTTACATCTGACATTTAGTTGATCACCTCTTCGATATGCGAGTATGTGATCTCTTCCTCAGTCTCAGCCACTAAGCAATGAGACTGGGGTTCTCTTTCTTTACAGTAACAATCTAAAAGACGATTGATAGCAGAATCATAAGATTCGTCTTCAATCTGAAACTCACGAAGACGTACGCGAGTTTCTTCGTAAACAGATATGGAAACAAAACCTCCCATACACTGATTATATGGATTTACTAACTAATAAAGTGATGCTAATTAGCGGCTATTGGGATCATCGGCGCGGATTTGAGATGCGCTCTTTTTATTTATAAGATTCTGGATATATTTTGTGCATTTCTCTCTTAAAATCACTCTTTTTGTCCATTTCGTCAACAAATCCATAAATTGAACTTACACTAAAAATAGATAAACCTTCTGAAAATAAAATTGACCAGTTATCACTTATTTGCCAATTTGCGTAAATATGCGGTAAAAATTGCCTCATCCAGTTTTCCCGATGATATAATCCCCTCCAATCGAGCATCTATCTTTTCATCTAGGTCATCCAAGAGCAAATGGGCTTGTACAAGTTCCCGGATATACACAGCCTCATCCTGGTTTTTCTCCTTTGCTTTTTGAGAAAGTGCCTCAAAGTCCTGTGGATTCAATCTCACAGTTATACGCTTGTACCGTTCTGAATCTTCCATCCTTACTTAATAGTAAATCTAGGAGTATTTAAAAAATGAGTATATAAATATATAAAGAGCAGCTAATGCGCGGCTTTATTACTAATATATATATAGTAGGGCAGCTAATAAGCTGCTATGAGAGGCGAGAAAAGCAGCTCAAAATTAGTACGGCCTCTGTATCTCACATTCGAAGAAAGTGAATGGGGCACAATGCAAGCACTATTTGATGCTTGCCGCGTAAGAACGATGAAAAATGCAATCCTAAAAGCAGCGGACAATTATGTCAGGGTAGAACCTCAAGAGGCAACAGCATGAAAAAAGAACAACAGGCCCGGCCATCCATGTCCACCCTCCAAGATGAGACAGAGAACCGGGTTAATACATTAGTATTGTTTCCAGAGGAGAAAGACGTTTCGCAGAATGGTCACTGGATTGAAGGTATCGACTGGATGAAGTGTCATAAGGAAACGATCCCGCTCGCATGTGAATTACTCGGGACAGAGCGAGTGATGAGAGGTATCGCCTCCGGTAAACTGGTGGTGGTCTGAATGAACCCGGAAGATATTTACCAGCAGTATGGTGAAGCCCTGGTGTTCATGGGTGCAGGTGGACCAGTTGAAGATTGGATGATCGGGTTAGCCGAACTACTTTTCGATGATGGTATTGTACCCGATCAAGATCCCGCCAAAGTCTGGACAACTCATATATCCCTCGAAGTAAGCCCGAAAAGGACGGACCTGGTATTACCTATCAAATTGATTCCAGACGTCGGGAAATTAGCCATGTGGAGACTGAAGAACCAGGACCGATTCAATGCGATGTGGTTATCTGACTATATCGAAAACCCGCAAATCCAAGAGGCGGTCTAAATGGCTGAACGAATGGGACCATACTACAATGAGGGTAAGGCTCGTGGCATCGCTAAAACGTTCGCACAGTTAGGCGAAAAGGTCCGGATCGAATGGTCGTTTTACCCATGCAAGCCAAAGGCAAAACAGTATGAATGGGTAGTCATCCGGGGTGAGGGAGCATGAACAAGGATGATCGCCCGTATCATTCCTCGTTACCGGATGATCCTAGGTATGAGAATTTTTACGATACCTGCAGATTACCATCGGCATTTGAACTGGAACAAATGGCGAAATACCCGATGCCTGGACCGATTGTAATTCCCCCCATTGTGATCCCTCCACCGGCAGATCCAGAAGCCGAGAAAAGACGATATCAAAAATTCATGGACGACTACAAGACCAGCGTCCGGCGAAGATGCCCGCATTTGGCAGATAAGGAGGAGTGGCAATAATGACCGGTCTCGAGATCGTTGACTCAATGAAGATACCCGGCGTTCAATCCTATGTCGAGTTTAAGATCGCTCCCCGGCAACTCACAAAAATTGCCACGATCCTGTATACCGAAGGGATCGACCAGCGGAGAGGCGACGGGGGATATGGTTGGAGCTGGGACTCCCGGTTATCAACCGTTCTCATAATCCAGCCGTGGGCCTATGCAACCCGGATTGATAAGGCATTAGATAGGATCCGGAAAACGTTTTACCCGGAGTTTCATTCGGCCCTTGATTTATCGGTTGGGGTGGTGTGAATGACCTTTACACAGCACCAGATCACCGCTATTTCAAAGGACAGGACCAAAGTTCAGTTTGGAGAGATAGGATACTACGTCGATCCAGCGGTCATGACCCCATATCAGAATAATGATCGGGTAGAGGTCGAGATTGAAGATAATCGAATCGTGGCTATTCGATGGCCTCCAGGGAAGGAACCTGTAACGAATGGAAACGGAACGAAATCAACCCCATACGGCGGTCCTATATCCAAACCCCTTGCAGCACAGGAAAAACCTCCGGAGCAGGCAAACAACGGCAACGGGAAATACGGGGTAAAACTCCTGCAGAAAGCCGATGGTAAAATTCTCATCCATAAGCAGTCCGGTGATGAGGAGTGGATGCAGATCACCGGGAAAGCCGTTGAGAAGGTTGTCCGGTTGAAAGACGGGCAACTGGTCCGGTTGAAGTTTGAAGGTGAGACTATCATTGACATCAACCCGGTTGACGAGAACGGAGAGTATGATAAGTCGGCATGGGGAGGATCAGGAGGAGGTAAAGGCGATGGAAAAGGATACAGACAAGATCCAACTATAGACCTGATCCGGAACCTGTCAATCATCTTTGAGGCAACTCTTGATAAAACCGAGAAGTGGGCTGAGTTCTGTGCTTTGAATAATCTTACTCCTGAAGAGATGGAGAAAGGATGGACCTGGATAGAACAGACCACGATAAATACCAGTTGCAGGATTTACCAGGAGATTGAAAAGAAGCACAAGTGGGTGAGATCGTGAATTCAAGTGTATATACGCTTGGATCTTTTCTCTCTTTCCTTCTTTCAACCATGTATATATACATATGTACATACGCTTGCTCAGTAGCTAGTAGTAGTAGTAGTAGTAGTAGAGAGAAACAAAGGTATTTCCACTGGAGGTATGTTTAATGTCATATCCCCGGAAATGGAAAGACAAAGCTCTCGGAACTTTTAACACGGAGAGAGCAAAACTCAATATTTTACGGGATCTCGAAATTGAGATCACTCATGCCTGTAATATCGGCATTGATAATTGTATCAAGGACAGGGTAGAGTCGGGCAAAGCCCCCGCTCATGTGGTTAAAGCCTGGGCTGATATTTTCAAAGCACAATACGAGGAGCTTAAAACATATATCAAACTCCTTGAAGGCAATATCACGGATATTGAGTCAATACAAAACACAGTTAAGGCCGAGACAGAACGCCTCGATCAGGTAGTCCGAGTATATGATTCACTGGAAGAGCACCGGGTAAATATAACCGTCAGGGAGTTTGAAGGTCAGACCTGGAGATATAAGAAGATCAAACCGGGAAATGGCGAGGAGGGTGAAAATGACCCCTAAAACAATCCTCATTAACCGGATCTCAATACGTGGCAAACTGGTAGATCTCACAAACCCAATTAAGTTTACTATTATACCGGACATCCGTAAACAAAACTATTATGTGGCATACAATCCGCTGAACCTCTATGCAGTTCACAATGAGCAGGATGTTGCGATTGACCTCGTAAAAATGCAAATTAGCACATTGTATATTAAGTATGTTTACGAAGATATTGAGAATCTGACACAGGATGCACGAGAATTACGGAAAAAGCTTATTAATATTGTATATGGTGAGGTGGAGGAATGACCCTTATATCATCGCCTGTGAGATCCGAGATCCAAACTCTCATAACTGACGCAGCGATCCGGAACACTCTCCTATCAAATACCGCGATACTTGACACAATACTCAAAAACCGTGAAAAATATCCACTGTCATATGAGATATTAACTAACGCTGACGTAAGATCAAAACGTCACTTTTTAACAACCTGCATGAAAGATGCAGGGTTGCCATTATACCGGAGAGGTCACTGTGCAGGTCGCCCGGCTATTTGGGTGCTACCAACCCTGGAGGTATCACCATGCCAACAGTAGGCCGGGCCGTCAACCTGATCAGCGACGATAGTTACGATATCGCTGTTACCATCCGGGGCCGGCACTATAGGATCCGGGAATCAGACGCACGAAGACTGATCCATGGTTGCAGGGAAACCGATCTATACTCGTTGACCGGACACACCAGGCACGGATCAATATCAACATTGCGGGAGTACTACCGGGTGAAAACGATTGACAGGCCGGCATACTGCAACATCAACCGGTTGTCATTGTTGATCCAGGGGATTTACTATTACGCCCCTGTTGACTCATTTTGCCGGGATTGCATCGGGGTGAGGATATGAATTACCCTCTGTGTAAAACCTGCAACCAGGAACACTGTAAACAGGCAAAGGCCATCCAATATAACTGGAAAACGAACACATGCACTGGATTTGAGCCGTTAATTAACCCCTGTCTGTTTTGTAACGCTGAACAGGAATACCCTGAAGATGACCGGTACTGGTCTTGTATATGCGGGGATAAAGACGAGGATACCGGATGGAGTGCTCAATATTCCTGTCCTGATTGTGGTGCCAGTGGTCCTTATGTTAGTGGATATGCATCAGAAAGAGATGCAATAAATGCGGCAATTGAAGCATGGAACACCCGCCAAGAACCGATCCCGGAATGGCTGAAAACGGAAATTGAAAAAATAAAATCAGATTATTATAATTGGGATTACCATGATTGGGAATATGCGAGATTCAGCAATTCAGAACAGTTCAGCCTAATGAAAGGGGAAATAAACAATATTTTAAACCGGATATCATCCCTGAAAAGACCGGAGGACTCTCCATGACTCCTGAATTACCTCCTTTTAACCCGTTAAAACATACAGGATGTGCTTGGATTCATGAATTAGGGGGGTGCTTACATCCCCATGCCCCAAATGCCAACCATGTATCATGCGATGATTTGAAACGTCAGGGCAAGTGTCCTATAGGGAGGATATCATGATCGAAGAGACCGTAATCCCCGGATACATGCACCCTCTCCTCCAGGAAATGATTCAGATAATGGAATCAGCCGCCTTCAACGACGCAAAACGGTCAGAAGAGTTGTTAAGACCGTGTATGATGCTGAAACCGCCTCTTTCTTTTGAATGTTACGGAGAATCAACACATCCTACAATATGGGTTGCCCGGTACGGCGAAGTTGTCGCTGGTGGGAAAACCCCTGCTGAAGCCTATGAGAACTTTGATAAAGCGTGGATCGGTGAGGATTGGAGGGTCACATTATGATCGATATCCTCGATACCTTAAACGAAATACGCCGGGAACAGTTCTCAAAACCCGGTGAACTCATATTGATCCGGTCAGACGTCATGCAGAAAGCCGAAGATGAAATAATAAAACTGAAAAAGGCATGGGTTGAAACCGGCAACCAAATCGCAGTAGACCGGCATGACGCGATAGTGAACGTGATAGACGAAATCAGGGAAGCACGAGCCAGGATTGTTATTGACATGGCATTTACCGGCGATTATCCGGTGAACATGATGGCTCATGAGGTTGATGTTTTCGAGCAGTTATGCCCGCTGATGGGACAACTGAGGGGTGCAGCATGACTTATTGTGACTTCATTGTCGGAGTCCCGGTGTACATGTTCATTTTAGCGGCAATCATGGCAAATATCGCAATTTCGGTCTATACTATGATCCTAGTGATTAAGATCGAGTGGAGGATCGGAGGGTGGAGAGAATGAGCGAACTCCTGAAGGACCCGGACAACTTCGCCGAAGGTCCTCTATATGTCAGCGTGGATAAGGCCACTAACCAGATGTTGGATTATAAAAATGTCAGGGACAGGAAGGACCGCGACCGGTTCATCAAGCGGGCATTGACAAACGATGTTGCAAGTATGCCCGGTCGTGAGATCCGGTTCGCACGGTTCGATTCAAAAGGAGTATTTGAGATCTTCCCTGAGGTGGACTAGATGAACATAATCCAAACCTTAAAACAAAAATTAGCAGCCGGATCGGTCCTGATCCAACCCGGAGATCCGCAACTACACCGAGTATCTCGGATCGATCCACGATTATTATTATCAACCTTGAAAACCGTGAAAAACGCTAACGAGATTGAGATCGCATATTATCCTCACCAGGAAGGCGGCAACGCGATACTATTCCGGGACGCCTGTTCACGTGACGATATGCAATGGACCGCGGTTTGCCCGCTGGTCCGGGAGGAAGTATGACTGTAGTAATCGAAGATTTCCTAGTATCCAATACCCCTCATGTTTCAGGTATTGTCAATCTGAACAATGCAAATCCTAAATTTCTATCTCATATGTCACGTGTTGCCATCGGGCACTTTGATGCAAAAGTACTGTTTGATTCGTTAGAAGAAATTAAAAAACGACATATGAGTTCCTGTCTGGAGGAAGGATCTGAAACAGTTGGAATTGAGTATTTCTTACCAGATCAAGATCATCCAAATTTCGATAAGATCAGTTCGTATGGGGGAATTTTGCTCATTAATATCAACGGTGTAACATATGCAATTTCGCCAGTAGATCCAAGGGAGGAATTATGCGATTAGAATCATGGAAACTACAGGAAAACGAATCATATACTGCATGGATGGTTAAAACATTCATCAGATTGTTGCTCATCGCGGAAATTCTCACATTGGTATTTGTCTATGGTTGGGGGTTGCTGGCATGATCAAAGAATACCTCTGCATGAAACTGATTCGATTCATGCTCTATATCTTCGGGATGCAGACCTTCGCGATATCAGCGGTTTGTGCATTGCCGGCCCCGGTCCTGATAGTCATCGATGAATATCTAAAGGAAGTGCCGGAATGACGAAATTAACGGAAAAAGAACGTGAAGGTTTTGATAAAATTTTAAAATCTGATTTAAACGCGATTAATGCACGTTTTATGAATCAGATAAAGGATTTTTGGGGGATAGCAAGGAAAGAAGTTTTGAAAACGAAAGGGTGGGATATACTTTTACAAGAGAAGGAAACCCTCGAATTTCAGAAAAAAGAGATTATAAATCGGATACATGAAATAGAAGGGATAATAAATAAAGAAGATTTAAAGGCAGAGCAGGCCATCGAACTAGGAGGAAAAGCAAATGAACACGGATACATTAGGGGAGCGAATTTTTATGGCATTCCTGTTACCTCTCAATTTGAATATGAGATGGTTGATTTCATTCGCAAAAATATAGATATTGAAATTCCAGCAAAAATTTTAAGGGATGTTTGTGAAGCTTCTTTGCGTGCCATGACTATGGCAGGATCATTTGAGGAAGCCCGAGATGTATACAGTAAATTTTATTCCCTTGATTTCCGGAGCTATGGAGTCGACATACCCCCGCGATTAAATGACATCTGCACTGATATTGGGATTGTGGGACAGGCAAAATTATATCTCAAAAACATCGGTGAATTAGATATACCAAGTGATAGACAATCACCCCCTCTTGGTGGTTATGAGGATGAATCATGACCCAAACTTCCCTATTTACCGAAGACGAGCAACTCGAAGAAGGACCCCTCGAAAAACACACTTTCATCAATTTTGAGACCGCCGCGGAGTTCGCGAAGGATCGCCGGGAAAAGAGCAATTTTAAAGATCATGTGAGAATACATCCTCCGAGTGGGGGGATCTATACTGTGGAGGTGAAGGTGAAATGAAACCCAAATCCCGGAATAAATACCACAACAAAGCCGTTACCGTCGATAACATCCGGTTTGCATCAATGGCAGAATCAAAACGGTATTTAGAGTTGAAAGCGTTAAAACAGGCCGGTCTAATTCAGGACTTTATATTACAACCAAAATTTCCCATTCTGGAACCTATCCGGAAATGTAATGTTTGCAACCACAAACAACCTCATGTCAAAGGTAGCCAAAAAAAGGCAGATATCATGTGTCGGAAATGTGGGAAACGAACAACGGTACAAGCAGGAGTGACATATATTGCAGATTTCCTCGTTATTCACATCGATGGGACCGAAACAATTGAGGATGTGAAAGGTACAAAAGGATTCATGGATCCGGTATTCAAAATCAAATCGAAGTTTTTTGATGCTAAATACCCGGAAAAAACTATCAAAATCGTCATCATGAATAACCGGAAGGTGAAAACATGACCGACCTATCTTTTGAGATCCCTATCCGCTGCGAAGGGATCATATCAGACGAACATCTTCCCAGGGAACAGGTACAAAAATTCCTGAACCATCTGACCGATACAATCCTGAAGAAATGCAACCACAGGACTGAAAAACTCAAACTAAATTTATTCCGGGACGGGAACACTACGATATTTCGGAGGTTAAAACTATGAGTATACCTGAAGGAAAATGGGGAACATCAAAACGAGGGAAAATGGTTCACCTCTACCAAAACGATCATATATCACTATGCGGTACTGCAGGTGAATTAACCTGGATACAGGACCATTGGGATATCGACGATAAACTAACTTGCCCGGTCTGCAAACGAATGATCGAGATGATGAGGTTAGGGTTTAAAAAGGTAGATGTTGAAATGGTATCACCATGAAGAAAAATGAAGGTAAAATAAAAAAGCGTTTCGTGATCGGTAAAGTGGAAGTTGATGGGGAATTTGTTGGATTTGCATCAAAGATTGATGAAAATGATGATGAGGTTCTCATTACAATAAAAAAGGTTGACACAGAGATGATATCACATGCCTGATTATGATCTATCTGGAAACATCCGGGACTTTAACCAACGGATGGATGAAACCTGTGACCATATGAGAGAACATTATATCGAGACGGCGAAAAAACTCACTGATGCTTTTAGTGAATTAGCAGCATCAACACAGAAACAAGCAGAAGGAATGGTTAAAGCGTTTGATGAATCCGGTCTTGCTGCCGAACTAAAACGATTATCTAAACTTATTGATGCTGAAAAGGATAAACAAAATAACAAACAGAAGAGCAAAGAGGTAAAACTCATGAACTCATACTATCGGAGGATAAACAGGTAATAATGGCAAGAGAAAAAAGAGGATGCTTTAAAGATGGGGTTTATCAAGAATATGGAATATACGTAAAAATCCCTGGAAGAATTTACAGTACAATCAACCGAACCCCTTGATTACAAGGTAATGCAGTTATATCACATTCCCCGGTTTGCACTGGCATTATGTATCTCTTACAAATTAATACTTAAAAATGGAATCTGGCGATATTATTATACATTCGTTGAAGCAGACGAATTTTACAAAAGACACTTAGTGGAGTATGGCAATAACATCACGCAATAATCACACTTTACACGCTTTACTCTCTTCACACAATAACCACGATTAACCCGATTAACGCACTTTACAAACCGGGTCAGCCCTATTTTACTATACTACTTATAGACTCTTATGAGTCTTGAAAAGCGATCCATCCTGAACCGTCCGAGGAAAGCATATCATATCCTCACAAAAACAGCCCCCAAAAAGATCGCAGAATGTCTTTTCGGCTGTAAGGGGGGCGGTTGCGGGAAATGAAATATCTCATCATCACCGCCATTCTGATCCTGCTCTTTTTTCTATCTCCGGTACAGGCCGAGGTGTCCAATAGCGGTGAATCCACTGGTGGTTCTGTAATATCCATCTTCCACGAGTCTTTTGAGGCATCAAACGATCTCGGTCCCGGATGGTATACCGGAGGTAAAGATTATTACCAAAATGGCGGCACGACCAGCAGGGTTGTAACCGATGGAGACACATCCCTGAAATTCAATTCTATTTTAGAAGACTCACTAACCAGCGCCCAGGTAACAAGCCTGAAATCAACCGGTAAAGTCTCAATATCACAATCAGGCGGCATCAGTTCCACGCAAACAAACATATCGCCAACCGACTGCACTGCAGGCGATATTGTAGAGCAAGGATCTGAAACGTCCGGACGATACGCAGAGACACAGGACGCGACTACATCTATCGGCATGATGGGAGGCGGTAACAACTGGTATGACTCTGAAATTCTTGTCGATGACAAATCACTCTCATCATCGGTCGCCGGAGGAGTTGAAGAGGGTTTTATTTATGCCAACAGTCAGGGCCGGATAGAGGCCGGACTGGACCAGAACACAACCAGTCTGCAGTACACCTACAAGCGGTCAGACCGGTTGATGAAACTCGCAAAGGATCATAAACTCGCTGAAGCAGTCCGATCATTCATCTGGGATATATCAGCTGACCAAATCGCCGGAAACGAAACCGAAACAAACGAAACAAGTGAAGAAAATGACATTTGAAACTGAACTAGGAAATTTAATCACATTGTGGATCCCGATTGCCATCGCAATAGGAACACTTGTATGGGGTATCACCACGAGAACAAACCTTCTCGATCAGGTTGAGATTAAGAACAAAAAGATTCAGTCCATCGTCAACGCATCGAGAAAGACGGCCATAGCAACGGATCACTATATCCGAAGTATGGCAGATGGAACGTTGACGATTGAAGAAGGAGCGGAATTTAAAAACCTCGCAGCCGAGGCCATAATATCCCAATTGTTACTCGTAGAAGAGGTAACAGGACACCAGATTTATAATCGTACCGAAGTCCCGTTACCGCTCCCGGTCGGAGGTAGCAGGATACCAACCGAGCGGGTAACATCAACAGCACCGGACACCGGGACCGTGATAGTAACAGTCCCGGCACTAGAACAGACCACAGAAAACATTCACCCCTTGAAACAAGGGATTGAAGAAGCGAGCACATCTCCAGAGGCGTGAAAATGTCTGAACCAATGTACAACGAATCATACCATCCATTCATCGGTGAAAATTGTAAAAATGCCCTTGAAGGACTCAATGAAGAACAGCAAGCAGAATTCAACAGGCAGAATGGTAAGGCCATTGAGAAAAGACAACGGGACTATTATATCGTCATCAAAGAGCCGACAACTGGGAACATGGAAGAGGGTACCGCTGATGGTATCTGGATGCATATCCAGAATGGTCAGATGATCGGTTCCTGTTACGACAGGTAAACCTCTCATTTTTGTATTAACCCGGTTCAGATCCTGGGTGAGAGTTGCCCGGTATGCAACATGTAATTCCCTTTGCGGATGATTCGCACCATCTGATCATATCCTGCGACGAATTCTTTCATCACAAACCGCATATCGGCGTCCTGCAACTGCAGTAACTTGGGCGGTTGTTCGGGTTCGATGCCCGTGCAGGATGTTATAATGACAGGAAAAAACAAAATTCCGTTTCCGAATAAAGATCCCCGTTACCATAAGGTATGGTATGAGATCCATAAAAAGGGGAAAACACTCAAAGAAGCACTAGAGACTGTCAATACAGCCAAACCAGAAGTAAAACCAAAGAAAACCGATCCTCACGTCGCATCGATGCCACAGACCATCGAAATGAAACCGGAGAAAAAGCAGGAGGTCGATTACGATCCATATGGCATTGTCATCATGATCCTGGATGTGACATATCTGATCCACGAGGATCTAAAACTGGTTCACGAGGATTTGAAGGATATCAGAAAATTATTGGGACGGAAATGACCGGGAAACGAAAACCAACAGGGAAACATCCGGGAGGGAAACCACCAATACGATACGATCCGGATCGATATCCTGAGTTCGCCCGGGCACTTGCTATTGAAGGCTTGACAAACCAGGAAATTGCAGATAAATTAAATATCGGTATTACCACTCTCAAAAAATGGATGAAACTATATCCAGAGTTTGCGACCTCCATAAAAGAAGGGAAAGCCCCGGCAGACGCTAAAGTAGAAATGAGCCTGTATAAAAAGGCATTGGGATTTGAGATAACTGAAAAGC